TAAATCAATTTCACCTTTTTCTTTGATATGTTCAGCAACCAAACGTAATTCTTCCATAGCATTCATGTAATTCAATTTGTCTGTCTGTGGAACTGTCATTACGTATAATCGTGCCGCTTTCGTTTCATTGTCCATCTCGGCAATGTATTTGTCAAAGTCTTCTTGACGTTGTGGATTTTCTTCTGTGAAGTTTTTAAGTTCAACCTTTTCGTTGTCACCTTTGTATTTATTTTGGTCAACAACAATTCCACCGCCAACATCATTTGATGCCTTCATTGCTTTTTCTAATGGTGTTAGTTCACGTTCTTGTTTAACAGGAACTTCTCCAGTATTTGTATCGGATACAGATGCTTTATCTTCATTGATAAATCCCATAATATCCAATGATGGATCTCTTACTACTTCATTCATTCTTTATTACCTCCTTAGGTTTATGATACTCTTTATAGAAAGTATTCGTTAAAATGATGATGAATCATCAAATGTAAAATTATATATCACTTGACCCTTGGCATTTAATGAAACACCTAATACGAGTCGTTGTGATGCTTTATCAATCATAACAGGCAATGCAAAGGCTATTAAGGGTTGACCTTGATAGTAGCCTTTTTTAACTTCTATTTCTCCTGTTTGAATATGCTTTATAAACTCAGAACACTGTTGTCCAAGTTTCGCTTTAATAGATTCTTCTGATATTTCATCAAAAAAACCATAAAGATATGATTTAATATCCATTCCTAAAGTTGGAATTGATGGATAGAAACCGGGAACTCCAAATAAAACAAATAAAACATTTCTAGCCAACGTTTCTGATTCATTATAGTATTTGGGCTCATTGAAATTGTTTTTACTAAATGAAGGATCTATCACAAATCATACCCCCCTTTCTAGGTATTTCATTTATGGAATTGTAAAATGGATAAATTCCTATAATTATAAGACATTATAATAAATAAGCAAAGAAAGTGAGATGAAATCAATGACTGAATTTGAAAAGGCTATGAATATTGTTTCAGAATCATCAATTATAAATGAAGCCTATTTTGGTAAAAGACCAGAAGTTTTAGAATTAGAAAATGCAATTCATAATTTACGAGCATTATGGACAAATTCAGAATCAACCAAATATAGACTATTTCAAGATTCCAAAGAAGTCAAAGCATTAGAAAAAGTTATTAAAAAGATATTTGGATTCAAAGAAGTTTACATTTCAATCAATTCTGATGGAGTACAATATAATGCTTATACTATAGGAGCTATTCATGTAATTCGTACTCCTGATTATTATAAAATTCAAGTAGATAAAGATAAAGGTATATATGATGCTAGTCATAGTAATATATTAACGATGGTACTTACACAATCATTATTAATGGATAAAGATTTCACCGATGCTGAAGTAACCGGAATAATACTACATGAAATCGGGCATAATTTCGATAAAAGTGCGTATAATTTATTAAATGCCCTCGTAATGTCATTATATTCAATATCAAATAATGATCCAAGAAATATCGTTGACATCTCCATCTATGAATTTATGTCAACAAATATAATGAAAAAAGTTTATGGTAAACTATCCAAAACAGTTTCATTATTCTATGATCGATATCCTAAACTCAAATTAATTAACGATATTGCAACTAAAATAACTCTTCCCGTATTATATCCAATTAATTTAGCTAAAAGATTTGTTGGTGATGTTCTTGCTATACCAGCAACATTAGCAGTATTACCATTATTGACAATGTCAAAAATACATATGATTAAAACAGAAGAATTCGCTGATTCTATGTC